CCGGAAGAAGAGACCTCCGGCTGGAACCAGGAACTGATTCAGAACCTGAATATGGATTTAAACAAATTAAACGAGGAGGATGAATAAATGCCTATTGGACAGCCCACTATTGATATTGAATTCATCCAGAAGGCCGTGACTGCCATTACCCGTTCTGAACGTGGTGTGGCGTGCGTGGTAGTGTATGATGATACCCAGTCAACTGCCGGGTATTACGTATATAAATACGCTACCGATGTGCCGGACGACAGATACAATGCGGAGAACCTGGCGGCCATCAAACGCTGCTGGCTGTGTTCTGTCAATAAGGTTATTGTGGTCAATGTTCCGACCGAAGCGGAATTCAGCGCAGTAACCGCCATTCTGGAGACCATTAAATATAACTACGTGTGCGTAGTAAATGATTCCGTTCAGCAAGATCTGGTAACCTACCTGGTCACCAAAAACGCAAATAGCCCTGGTAAAAAATATATTGGTGTTGTATATAGTGCCACTACGGCAGATAGTAAATACATCATTAATGTTAAGAATGCCAGCGTGCATGACATTGACACCGATGCGGATGTTGATATGGTGCATTACCTGCCGCGTATCACTTCTGTACTGGCGAACCTGCCGCTGAACCGCTCCATCACCTACTACGAACTGGAAGACATTGACAACGTGGATATGTCCTTCGTAACGGTGGAAGACACCATCGACAGCTTTATCGACGACGGTTACCTGTGCCTGTGGATGGACGAGGATGTTGTTAAAGTTGGCCGCGGCGTAAACAGCCTGACCACCTTTACCGCAACCGATACCGAAGACATGCGCAAGATCGTCATCGTGGAAGCCATGTCCCTGATTCTGGAAGATATTTACAATACTTTCAAAAATTTCTACGTGGGCAAATACAAAAACTCTTATGACAACCAGTGTCTGTTCATCAGTGCCGTGAACACTTACTTCAGAGCGCTGGCCCGTGAAGAAATTCTCGACCCGAACTTCGACAACGTAAGCTTTGTAGATGTTGAGACCCAGCGTGATGCATGGCTGGCAATCGGCAAAACGGAAGCTGCTGACTGGACGGAAGCGCAGGTCAAGGAAATGACGTTCAAGAGCTGGATTTATCTTGCCGGTAATATCAAGATTCTGGACGCTATCGAAGACCTGAAGTTCCGGATCACGATGGCTTGAGGGAGGTGACTAAAAGATGGCAGATGTAGTAAACAAGATTATCCGCGGTACTTTTGGTCGCTTATGGATTGATGGCGAACTGCTCGCCAACATCAAATCCTTTGAAGCCAAAGCGACCATGAAATACGAAACCGTGGAAATTAATGGCGAGTTTTGTGAACAGCAGCGTTATACCGGTTATTCCTTAGCAGGCACCATGACGATGCACAAGATCAATACGCTGATGGCGAATAAAGTCAAAGCCGGTATGGTCAACGGGCAGATGCCTCAGATCAAACTGGTAGGTGCCCTTGCTGATGTTGATTCTAACGGTTCCGAACGCGTTGAAATATACAATGTGACTTTCGATGAGGTCACGTTGCTTAAGTTTGAGAACGGAACCGTTGGGGAGGAAGAAGTACCCTTCAAGGGCGGCGGCTTTAAGTTTATCGACACAATTGCATAATACCGTTTTACCAACCATTCCCTGCCCACACGGGCGGGGAATTTTTTATTAATCGGAGGGAATTATGGCAAAAGCAACCATCGAAGCTTTACTGGCAAGGAAAGACAAAGGCGGCCTGAAGACCAAAGAGGTACACGTTCCGGCGCTTGATATGGATGTGGTGGTGGAAAAGAAACCGCTGTCCGTTGTGGCAGGGTTCTTTGACGATATGCGGTCGGATATGAGTTTCTCCAAGTCCATCGAGATTTATCAGGAACTCATTTACACCTGCGTTCCCATTTTCCACGATAAGAAGCTGCAGGAAGCGTACGGCTGTGCCGAACCTTATGACATTATCCCGCTGGTGTTTGACGACAACGTAATGGCGATTCAGGCACTGGGGAATGAAATCCTGTCCATGTATGGCTTTGACGAAATCATCCAGAACGTAAAAAACTGATCCGCTCAGATGAGGAACTGTACATGCTCCACTATTACCTGGAAAAGGGACATACGTTGCATGAACTTCTGAATCTGAGCTACACGGAAAAAATATTTATGATAGCTTCTATGGAAGTTATGGGAGAGGAGATGGAAAAAGCCTATGGCAAGCAAGAACATTAACGTCTTGATGTCCTTGCAGGATTATTTCTCTGATCCAATGCGCAAAATTGGGAAAACGACGGAAGATACCGAGAAAAAGCTGAAACGTGCACAGAACGGGCTGGCCAATTTCGGGAATCGGGCCAACAAAACGTTCCTGACGGCGGTCAAGGGTGTGGCTGCGTTCGGTACTGCACTGGCAGGGATTGCCATCGGCGGGGCCATTGCTGGATTTAAAACTCTGTCAGACGAGAGCATGGCGGCGGCGCAGAAACAGATCCAGGCGGAGACACAGCTGGAGGCTGTATTAAAAAACGTCTCCAGCATCCAGGAACGTGGAGCCGGGGCGACACAGAAAGCGGCCGACAGCTTAAAGGCTTACGCCGGAGAACTGCAACAGGTTGGCGTCATCGGCGACGAGGTAACGCTTGCCGGTATGGCACAGTTGGCGACGTTCCAGATGAACGACGACCAGATAAAGACGGTAAGCGCCTCCATGCTGGACCTGTTGGCAAAGACCAAAGGATACAACGCCACCCAGGAAGACGCCGTTAATGTTGCAAACATGATTGGCAAGGCTATGACCGGTAATGCGGGCGCGCTGTCCCGTGTTGGTATCACGATGTCCGACGCGGAAAAGAACGCCATCAAGTTTGGTGACGCGAACCAGCGGGCGGCCGTCATTGCCAAGGTGCTACAGGCGAATGTTGGCGGTGTTAACGCCGCCATGGCACAGACTGCACAAGGCCGACAGACACAAGCCATGAACGCTTACGGTGATATGCTGGAAGAGTTTGGAAAGAAGTTGTTGCCTATCCGGGCTGATCTGTGGGGTGCGTTCGGCGAGGTCCTTCCGGAGATACAGAGCGCAATGATGCCTGTGTTCGACCAGTTGGCGCAGTGGTTCAAGGATATCCTGCCGGATTTAAAAGAGTTCATAAAAGACTTGGCGAAGTCCCTGCCGGGCGCAGTGCAGACAGTCATCGGCGTAATGAACACGCTGGGCCCGATACTTAAGGGCGTATGGAACACGTTAAAAATGTTCGCTCCGGTCATCGCCGGGGTAGTGGCGGGGTTTGCTGCGTTCAACATTATCAAGACAGTAATAGCAGGGTTCCAGATGCTGCAGACGGTTATCATGCTGGCTCGGAATGCCACGCTGTTGTTTAACATTGCTATGAGCCTGAGTCCTTTGGGCATGATAGTCATCGGTATCGGTTTAGTTATCGCTGCCATCGTGGCACTGGCGCAGCACTGGGACGAGGTAAAGGAAGTTGCCCTGAAGTGCTGGCAGAGTATCACAGATTCTTTTGACCGGGCAATAGCCAGGATGAAGGAACTGTGGGAAAGTTTCAAGGCGGCCATTTCCAGCCCTATCGATACCATCATCCGGGCGCGGAAGGAACAGATCGCGGCAGGGAACAACGCAACCGGCACCAGCTACTTTGCCGGCGGCTGGACACATGTCAATGAAGGCGGACGTGGTGAGCTCATCAACCTGCCTTCCGGTTCCCAGATTATCCCGAACAGCCTAAGTAAGTTGGCGCTGGCCGGTGGCGGGAACCAAAATATCAATATTACGCTGAACGTGGCCGGGAATGTGATTGGCAACGATGATTTTTACAATGAGTGCGGCAGGGCCATTACGGAACGGCTGACGCTGGCTTTGGGCAACATGTAAGGAGGGGTGATATGGCTATCAGTATATTAAAGGCAATTGTGCAGTCATTGAACTCCATTAATCCTTCCGGGCGTGCTTCGATTATGCTGGACGGCCCAGCAGGACGGTTGATCCTGCCGGTGGTTCCGGCAGACCTGCCCAAGGTAAGCAACCCGCAAAACAATGAGACGTTCTCCAGTGTGTTGGGTGATTTGCGAATCATCGGCACCATGGGATTACGCACGGTAACACTGGACACCATCGCGCCGACGTATGCAAATAAGTACCCATGGAGCAATCCGGCGGGCGCTTCCGGGAAAGAAGTTGTGAACTATCTGAGAAGAGCCCAGCTGACATATCAGCCGGTACGGTTGGCAATATTTTACAGTAATGGCAGCGAGTACCTGAGCATGACATGCACTGTGGATAATTTTGAATATTATGCTGACAATTCCAAGGACTTCCACTATTCGGCTACGTTCACGGAATACCGCACGGGTAACAGGGAAGGGATGTTGATGTCATGATTAGTTTAACGGCCATATCGACTGACGGAACCATGACGGACATCACATCCTATACCGGTGCTTATTCATTATCGGATAACATCGACAGTCTCGGTGCTGAGTTCCAGTTCAAGCTGATGAGCAACCCGCTTGACGTCAATTATCAGGGCAAGGAACTGCCCATCGGCACGAAGGTGGTGTTCTTCCATGACGGCACCAAGATGTTTGCCGGCGTAATTGTCAGTTACAGCCGGAACTCGCTGACCGAGTACAGCTATAAAGCGTTTGACTACGCGTTCTACCTGAACAAGAGTGAAGCGCAGATACAGTTCAACAACATTAACACGTCCAACGCTATCCAGAAGCTGTGCAGCGAGAACGGTGTGACGGTTGGCAATATCTGCAGCATCCCTACCATGGTGAACAAGATTTACCAGGGAAATCCAATCAGCGACATTATCAAAGACCTGCTGAAGATGGCGGAAGACGAGCAGAAAATGCATTACCGTCTGGAGGTCAGGGATACTGCTCTTTATATTGAACCGTACAAAGACTTATACGTACAGGGCAAGTTTGTGGATATTATCGGAGACTTTAACAGCACCTATTCCATCGAAGAGATGGCGAACCGTATTGTCATCGTCTCCAGCTCTGAAAAGAACCAGCAGATAGTGGCGGAAAAGTCGGACGCCAATTCCGTCAGGACTTACGGGCAAATCACCAAGATTGAAAAGGTCGAGGACAAAAAGATGAGCCAGGCAGCAGAGATAGCGGCCAACAAGCTGCTGGACAAGAACAGCGTCAAGCGTTCGTTCTCTGTTACGTTGCTGGGTTCCGATGCGGTCCGGGCAGGGCGTATGGTGGTATTCAACCAGCCGGAGATTAACCTGACGGGCGCATACCTGGTAAAGAACTGCACCCACAACTTTGACGGTAACAAACACACTATGCGGTTAGATCTGGAGGTGTAGGATGGCAGAAAGTTGGGAATATAAGCTGGCTGGCGAATTCAAAAGCCGGGACAATCCGAAACCGTTGGGCGCCTGTATCGGCAAGGTGGAAAGCTTGGAGCCGGTGATCATATCCATCCAGTCCGGCAAATTCATGTTGCAGGCAAATCAGATTTATATCTGCAATCAAATTCTGGAACGGAAAACAGATTTTAAGGATTATGTTGCTGACCATGAGCAGACCGGACAGATCACCATTCAAGGGGTATGCAATCAAAAGGACTATGAAGCAAGCGGTGATATTGAATGTAAAGGCCGTGTGCATCTTCTGGAAGTATGGAAGGTTGGCGATTATGTCATGGTAGTGCCGGATGAATCCGGCCAGCACTTCTTTATAGTGGATATTTTGAGAGGGGTGAGCTGATGTTTCCGAGTGACGTAGACCTGAGCAACGTTACTTACACCAGTACCGAACAAGCGACAAACGCGCTGGATCTGACGACGTTGGGGAGATCCCTGGCATTTGATTATGATACCAACACGTTCACCATTGTCGCCGGTACGAACAAAATCCCCAGCAAAATCGATTCCATCAAACAGTGGATAGAGTTATTTATCCGGACAGAGAAAGACAGATACGTGATTTACACCGACGAGTTCGGCTGTGATTTTTCGGATCTGGTAGGCTGGCGGCTTCCCCGCGGTTATCAGGTGTCGGAAATCATGCGCCGGATCAACGACGGTATCCTGTCAAAATGTCCGTGCGTATCCAGTGTCAGTGATTGGGAGTTCAATGCGGGGACGTTTTCCTTTACAGTAACGACAGATACCGGAGAGGAGGTAAGAATCAGTGAGTAATGAAAAAAATGTTGATGAGATCCATGGTGAACTCTTGGAAAACATCAGCGATATTTATCAGAAGTCAGAAGGGTTTCCCGTGTGGGACATCCTGCGGGCGTTTGCTTATGGGCTGAAAAGCTTATGGGATAAAGTCTTCCAGGTGGAGGCCCAGCTGGATGTGGATAACATGACCGGGAATGATTTAGACCGTTTTGTGTTCCAGCGTAAGGGCCTGACACGGAAACAGGCCAATAAATCCGTCGGCGTGATCCGGATCGTGACCGGTGAAGGTACGGTTCGTGAAGGGGATTTGTTCGCAAACGCAAACGATGTACGGTTCGAAGCGTTGGAAACCAAGGAAGTGGTCGCCAATGATACGGTCGCCATCCGCGCCATCGTGGCGGGTGCTTCCGGAAACCTTCCCGCCGGAACCATTACACAGATGCCGGTTACCATTACCGGTATCGCGGAAGTAATCAATGATAATCCGACGGTGGACGGCTTCGACGAGGAATCGGACGACGCGCTCCGTGACAGGTATTATGAAGCGCTGCAGGAACCGGCCACGTCCGGTAACGTTTACCATTATAAAAGATGGGCAAAAGAAGTATCCGGTGTGGGCGATGCCAAAGTATTCGGATTGTGGGCCGGCGACAACACAGTGCAGGTGGTAATCATCGACAGCGACAAGCAGGTCCCTTCTGCCGAGACGGTAGCGCGGTGCCAGGAATATATTGACCCCGGTATTGCCGGAAGCGGCGAAGGGGAAGCCCCGGTCGGTGCATACTGCACGGTAACTCCCGCCACAGCGCTGGAAATCGATATCGAAACCACGCTTGATTATGAAGGCGACGAGACGGTAATCCGGACAGAGCTCGAAGAGATGGTGACGGAATACCTGGCAGACATTGCATTTAATTCAAATTATGTATCCATTGCCAAAATCGGCGATATGATTCTGAGCATTGACGGAGTTAACGATTATCTTGATCTGGAGATCAACGACAGCACGGCCCGCGTCCAGATTCCGGAAAAATCAGTGGCAATACTTGGGACGGTGATCATACATGAGGCTGAATAGTGATAACACAATCGTAACCTCCAGCGACAGCAATCTGAAGCTGTCCGTATTCTGTTCCAATTATTACCTGCGAGAAACGGACAGGGCTGTATTTACGCTGAACGGTGTGGCATATCCCTGTGCTATTACGCAGCGGGTGTATATCAACGTTGATTTTGATGTGACTCTGCCGGAAGGGACATACCAGTACGATCTGGCGGTGACCAGAGACGGCGACAAGACCATTACCCTGCTGAGCGGCGACTTTATCGTCAAGACGTCATTAAAAGGATACTTATTAAGCCTCATCAATCGGCTCTACCGGACAGATCCCTGGCTTAACAACTTGTTTGACGCAGCAGGCATGGCACTGTCAGAGGTCAGCGCCTATGTGGATATTGTCTGGAATGATTATTTCTTTGATAGTTGCAGCGAAACACGGCTGCGCGGTTATGAAAAGGAAGCGAAGGTTATCCTGCCGGGCGGCCAGACATTGGATGAGCGGCGCTCCCAGCTGCAGGCAAAATGGCAGGGGGCTCCGAAATGCACGTTGGAAACCATGCAGGCAGTGTGCAACTCGTGGAGAGATGCCACCATCAAGCTGGAATTCATCAATGGGCGTATCCGGGTAACGTTCATAAGCCCGATTGGTGTCCCACCGGATCTGAACGCATTGCAGAAGGCGCTAGAAGAGGTCAAGCCTGCGCACTTAGCTATTGAGTATAAATTCTTATATAAAACTTGGGGAACTGCAAAACAGGCTGGTAATTGGTCGGTTCATCATGCTGGTATATGGAACGATTTGAGACAGAATGAATAGGGGTGAGTAAATGGCTATAACCAATACAACTTATCTTGGACTTAATAAACCTGATTATGATGCGGTCGCTGATATTGAAGTGTTGAACGACAATGCCGATATCATCGATGAGAAGTTTGATGGCACACATCTTGTCGAAAAAGTCAATGGCGTATCTCCTACGGGTGGAGCGGTAACCATTGACCTGGGTGTTACCAGCGTCAACAACATGACTGGTGACGTGACTATCACGGAACGCAGTGTGCTGGATTTAATCAATATCTTCTATCCCGTTGGCACTTACTATGAAACCACCAATGCAAACTTCGATCCCAATGTAGCATGGGCAGGAAGCACATGGCAGCGGGTAGCTGATGGCCGTGCGCTGATCGCAGGCGGTGGAAGCTCCGGCTATACAGTGGGAAGCGTTTATGGCGAGAAGACACACAAAATAACAGTTAGCGAAATGCCGACACATAACCACGGTGCAAGTTCCGCAACTAACGGTGCACATAGTCATAGCGCATCAACGGGCTCGGCTGGCAGTCATTCCCACACGCTATATTGGACGGATGACGGCTCTAATACAGGTACATCCAGCGGATATATCGATGGTGAAGGCAGACCGAAAACAGGCTACTCCTATAGCACCACAACGGCGAGTGCCGGAGGACATACCCATAGCGTTACCATTGGCAGCGGCGGTGGGCATTCTCACGCCATTACCGTTGGAAACACCGGCAGTGGTGCGGCAATGAGTTTAGTACAGCCGTCTATTGCTGTGGCTCGTTGGTTGAGAACTGCATAAGGAGGTGCGGGGATGATTAGGATTGATGAAAACGGCATCACCTGCACCCGGGGCGATATATTCAACCTGCTGATGGCTGTCGAACCGTGGGACATGGATGCGGAATTTGAATGTACGGCAACAGTGGGAAATCGTAGCGTTGACTTTGAGTGTTCGCTGTTCCGCGACAAATATGTGCGGGTATACAGCAACGAAATGAACCTGCCGCAAGGCATCGGCACGATCGTAATGACCAAAGACGGTGAAGAAGTAATGAATAAAACAATCATTGTTAAGGAGGTGGCGCACAATGGCTGATACCACAATTAAGCTGAGTGGTACATACGATAGCATTGAAGCGTACAACATTCTTGAAGAGATGCGGAACATGGGCGCTGACTATGCTGACATTAAGACCGAAGCAGAGGAGGCTGCCACACAAGCCACGGCGGCGGTAGCCACGGCACAGGCAGCGGTAACCAATGCTACTACGGCATCCAACAATGCACAGACCTATGCCGGTAATGCTAATGATTCCGCCACGGCAGCTGCTGGGAGTGCAAGCTCTGCATCCACAGCGGCCACCAATGCATTGGATTCGCAGACAGCGGCGGCGGGTAGTGCATCCGCGGCGGCAACATCTGCAAGTGAAGCATCCGCCAGTGCAACAGAGGCAGAAGCTTCCGCTCAAAGCATGAGCGCATTCCTGTTACAGAGGAATACTCGTTATGCCGTGGGGGATGTTGCATACTCTGCTAATTTAGGGACACGCTATTACCTAAAATGTACCGTGGTTGGTACTACAGGAGCAACCGAGCCGAGTATGGGAAGTGTGGTCGTAGGCGACGAGATTACGGACGGCACAGTAACGTGGGTAGTTGAAGGGTATCTCCCATTAAGTGGCGGTACGATGACAGGAAACATCACACTCGCTGATGGTGGTAATCCTCTATCTACAGCAGGCGGCACGATGACGGGAAAAATTATCTATAACGGAATTAATTCAGAGGAGTTTTCTCTTGGTTTATCTTCCACCACAAATGTGGATTTTGGTTGGAATTATGG